CGCCGTATCCACCTGTGAATACGAATGCGAAAGTTGTGGATTGGAAATGGAGCGTTTCGAAATGGTTCCGCAGGACACCCCTCCCGTTTGCGAATATAGGCGGGAGGGGATGCGGAAGTTTATTGAAGTGCCCTGACATTGTTTGGAGAGCTAAAAATGGCTAAAGCTAAGAGTCGTACCTCATCAAACAAAAGTGTAAAGAAGCTAGGAAAGAAGAAGAATGGAAAAGATGAAGATCCTAAAAGTTTCTTCGGATTTAAAGACACTGATAAAATGGAAAATATATTTAAAACGATAGGTAAAATTAATAATCCACCTGTTAAGAAAAAGAAAAAGAAGAAACAAAATCCAAAGGCGTGGACAAAGAGGCCATAAAGACAGGTTACAAAGGGGGGATAGTTATGGCTAATGCTGTAACTTCTCAAACGATTCAAGATGGTCTCAAGATGGCCATCATCATACCGGTTCGATTGCTTTGGGATGCAACAACCGATGCTTTCATCATGAACCTTCTGGCAGGTATGTCAGATACGTTAGGTCGGATGCTGAGTTTGGTTATATGATTGGAAATCTCCCTATCTGTCACGTTGAAGTTGAGGAAGATTAGTCATGCCTATGCGTGAGTATGAGTGCATTGAATGCGGGGAGGATCTTGAGCGGTACGAACCGTACATCAAAAAGCTTGAGACTCCTCCCCGCTGCTCATGCGGGAAGAAAATGAAGCGCATGTTTTCCGCCCCGCAACTCGTTATGTATGGTGACGGTTGCTATGAGAGTTCTGGATGGGGAAGCCAGTGGCGTAACCATTGGGGTAAAGATTTCCGCCGGAAGAATGAAGGCAAAGGGGCTGTCGATAGCGCACAGAAGGCTATCGTTAACCACAAGACCGACTTTCTTGGCAAGGAATATTCGAAGTATCCTGACATTATCAAGGAGGGATAGTCATGGCTGATGCTGTTACTTCTCAAACGATTCAGGATGGCCCAAAATTGGCCATCATGCGTTTCACGAATCTCAGCGATGGAACGGGCGAAGGAACGGCTGTCAAGAAGGTTGACGTTTCCGCTCTTGCTCCCCTTCAAGGCAAGGGCGGTGAAGCTGTCTGCGATGAGGTTCGAATCAGGAAAATTCAGTTCACCACTTCCGGCATGCCAGTTCGCTTATTGTGGGATGCTGATACCGATGCCTTCATCATGAATCTTCCGGCAGGCGTGTCGGATACGTTCGATTGCGAGGAAATCGGTGGTCTGAAAAACACCAAGGCAACCGGGTGGACTGGAGATATTAACTTTCTCGTGACAGCCGCTCTGGCGGATGCTGGTGATAGTTACGATGTCACTCTTTGGCTGGAAAAGAAATACGCAGGGTCTTAGGCCATGTCTAACAGGCATTACAATCGGACGAAAACGAACCCTCGCATGCGGGCTAATCCTCTCATGGGGTCTTCGTCATCGAACCGAAGGAAGCAGACCAAGGCCCCAAAGATTACAATCGACCCGAGCCTACGAGGTGGCGGAACAGGAAAGCCTGGAACCGACATCTCTAAAGTAGTGAGAGGGTTCTCTAAACGTAGGAACGGATAATGTCTAGCGGAACGAAGGTTTTTACATTCGATGCCGCTGATGCGGCGGAAGAAGCATTCGAAAGATGCGGAAGAGAGCTCCGTGTTGGATACGACATGGAGACTTCACTGCGTTCAATGAACCTGATGCTTTCCGCTTGGGCAAATAAAGGCATTAATCTCTGGACGGTGAAGCAACGCCTTTTACCCATGGAAACCAGCACCCCGGAATATATTCTCGATGAAGATATCGTGGATATTATCACTGGTGTAATCACCAGGTCTGGCTCCGATCTTACGACAGGAAGAATTAGCCGGAAAGAATTCATTACCATTCCGGTAAAGACTACTCTTGGCCGGCCAAGCCAGTGGTATCTCGATCGCCAAGTCATCCCGATCCTTAAATTATATCCAACCCCCGAAAACTCTACGGACGTTTTTAAATATGATGCCCTTACCAGGATCGAGGATGTTGGTGATGCGAGAGATCAAATAGCTGTCCCATTCAGGTTTTATGACGCATTTATTGCCGACCTAGCGGCTAGGATTTCATACAAAAAGGCCCCCGACAGGACGGTAGTTTTGGAACAGAAATCGACCACATCGTTTGACGAGGCGGCGGCTGAGGACAAGGATAGGGCCGCATTTCAGGTTACAGCTGATACCGCCATTTATTACAGGGTATTCAGATAATGGCCGATCAAGCGTTTGCGACTGGAAAATTCGCTCTTGGGATTTGCGATAGGTGTGGATTTCAATATCCACTCTCTCAATTACGCAAAGAGTGGAACGGCCTAAAAGTTTGTGTCGAGGAATGCTATGAAGAAAAGCATCCGCAACTCTTTCCGATTCATATTACGACTGACCCGGAAGCTTTGCGCGATCCTCGTCCAGCCCGAGTTGAACCACAAGAGATCTTTGTCGGAGGCCCCGGAGCAACAGCACAATTCTTCAAGCAAGCGAGAAAGCCTCTCAACATTAAAGCGACTCTTGGAACGGTGACGGTGACAATCTCATGAATTATTTTGAGCTTAAACAGAGAATTCAGGATTACACGGAAAATACTGAATCCACGTTCGTGGCCGAGATAGATGATTTTATTCAAACGGCTGAGGATCGTATTTACCAGGATCTTGAACTCAACTTTTTCAAGAAAGAAGATTCCACTAGCACCTTCACCGCCGGCACGAAAACAGTGGTGGCGCCAAAGGATTATGTCGCGCCAATTTCCATGTCGGCCATCCTTACGAACGGCAAGGAAGTTCCACTCAGGCTGAAGCATGCGACATTTATCGATGACTACATCAAGGATCCAACCGACCTCAGCTTGAGGGACACTCCAAAATATTACGGTGAGGTGGATAATACCCTTTACACTTCTTCCTCTGCTGGCACAAAGATAATTCTTGGCCCTGTCCCGAATGCCGCCCTGAACTATCACCTGGCGTACTACTACAAACCGCTTTCGATTACCGAAGTGGATATTACTCGAGTGGTTACCCTTGGAGCCAATCCATTCGCCACCCAAGGAACTCTTCCATCTTCCGTGATCAGTGTGACGGACACTTCTCACGGGATGGATGAACAAACTTTGGTTGAATTCGCCGGGTCGGCTGCGGTGGATACCATCGCCGCGGCGGTCATCAACGCGACTCTTCCGCACCGGCTCACGAATGTATCCACGAACGGGTATGACGTTAAGCTCAAATCAACCGATTACACCACGCCGGTTCAGTCGGGTGCCGAAAACACTTCCACCTCTGGCGGATCCACCGCGGCGGTGGCCACCTATATCAAGGGCGCGAATTCGTGGATTAGTGAAAACTGCCCATCGGCACTTTTCTACGCCACGATGGTCGAGGCAGTTATATTCATGAAGCAGGATTCTGGTGAAGGTTCTCTTCTTGATCGAATGGATGGCAGGTACGAGAAGCAAATTGGAAAAGTGAAGCTTCGCTTCCAGGGTAAGGGAACACTGGAAGAGCGAAGGTATGATCGGACTAGGGTGGGGGCAGCGTAATGCCGACTATCGCAAATGAAATATGCGTTTCATTTCTGGATGAGCTTCTTGGGGGAACCCACGATCTCGATACCAGCGGAGATACGCTCAAAATTGCGCTCATCAAATCCGTGGATGAACTGGAAACCGATTCGTTTGGCCAGGCCACCACGAATTATTCCGATTTAACGAGCAATGGTAATGAGGCAAGCGGAACTGGATATACGGCCGGCGGAGCAACATTGTCCGGACAGGTGGTAGCGAATGCTTCTGGCCGCGCATATCTAGACTTCACGGATGTGGCCTGGACGATTACTGGGTCACTTACAGCCGGCGGAGCTCTTATTTACAACTCATCGCAAGGTAATAAGGCGATCGCGGTGATAGATTTCGGCGGAGATCAGGTGGCAAGTAATCAAACTTTCACTATCGTGTTTCCGACAGCCGATCAAAACAACGCGATCATAAGGTTGGGATAAAAAATGGCCTCTACATATACAGCAAACGGAATTGAGAAAATGACCACAGGTGAGCAATCGGGAACCTGGGGTACGACCACAAATGCAAACCTTGAAATACTTGAGGAAATGATCACTGGTGTTTCCGATTACTCTGTAACTGACGCTTCTACCAAGACTGAAACTTTAACAGATGGTTCATCTGCTGATTTTAGGCATAAAATTATTCGTGCTACTGGAACTCTTTCTCAAGATCAAACGCTAACCATCGCAGCTACCGATGCACAGAAAGAACTTTGGCTTTACAATAGCACTACTGGCACCGCTGAGATGATCATCGCGCAAGATTCTGCCACTACGACTGTCAGCATCAAGAAAGGCACATGGGGCCATCTGTTTGTTGACGGCTCGAGCGATGCCACTGTCCTTCAGAACCAAAACATCCCAGATGATTTCTTCATCTATTACGGCACCGATCACGACATCAAGCTGGGGTATGACGAAACTACCCTGAACGCATTCAAGATGACTGCCGATGTCGAGGATGCGGCCCTGAATTTCGTGTGGGCCGCCGATCAGCATGATGACGCTGGTGATGCCTGGAGGTGGAATATAACTAATGCGGGTGTCATGACCCTTGGAAATGATATCAACTCCAAGAATACTTTTGTCACGCATATGACGTTCACACCGAACGCTACTGTGGCTAGTTCAACTGTAGCCTTTGCTGGTAATGTGACTGTTGCTGGTGACATTACCGGGGATGTAACCGGGAATGTTTCTGGTACAGCTGGTGTCGCAACCACAGTGACGATTACTGACAACGAAAGCACTGACGAAGAAAATGCCATCATCTTCACTTCTGGTGGGGATTTAGATGGCGGCAACATCGGACTAGAGTCTGACGGTGACCTAAAATATAATCC